TTGCAGGTGAAGAGTTAATGTATGTGGATCTATCCAGAGAGAAACTGGAAGACCTTTACAAACAAGGTGATGATTGATATACTAAGAGGGTAAACACCCTCTTTTTTTATGCTTGCTTCTAAAATTGCAGAGACAATGAGCACCCTTGGTTGGGAAAATGATGACAATATTATTGTAGAGATTGGTGGAACAGTAGTATCTGGTATCCATCAGGGTGAAAACTACAATAAAAAATGGTCAACACCCTATGGTGTTCGTAAGTACAACAAAGATGCTTTTATTATTATTAGTAATGAGTCACGTAGAGATTTAACAAAATCTCAACCCATGCAAAGAGAATTTAAACCAGCACATCCATATGGAACTACCACCACGACCCAAACTGACACCTCAGCAGAAAAAAACAGAGAGGAGGATAGTAACACAGATACAACTCAACAATCTTGAAAAACTTCTTGATAGTAAATGGCATAGACAAGAGGTTATTGATGTTGATGGGAAAAGAATGGATAGACTGATAATTAAATTTGAACCTGATAGGTTTGAGTCATATGACTAGTGTTTATAATCACCTTGTAGCCTTCTTTCAAGTAGTGGTAATGAACTGCATCCAACCAGTTAACTGGCAGGCATGTTTGCCTGTTCATGAATGGTTAATCCCTGATTTAATTCAGGGAGCACAAATATATTTTGACAAAGACCTTAATTTCCTGTATAAATCTGAGAGAGAGTATTTAAACAAATGAAAATTTTTCTGGACACTGCTGATACTGACATTATTAAACAGCATTTTGAGACTGGTCTAGTAGATGGTGTCACTACAAACCCAACACTCATTATGAAGAGTGGTAGAAATCCTGAGGATGTCTATCAAGAGATTAAAGATATTGGTGTCAAGGACATTAGTATGGAAGTGATGGGAAATGCTAATGAAATGTATCAAGAGGGTTTGCGTCTTTCAGAAAAGTTTGGAAGTGTTGCAACCATCAAAGTTCCATGCACAAGAGAAGGTTTGCTCACTTGCAAAGAACTAAGCACAGAAAAAATCAAGACCAATGTCACGCTCATCTTCTGTGCTGCTCAGGCAGTCCTAGCAGCAAAAGCAGGGGCAACATATGTTTCTCCCTTTGTAGGCAGGTTGGATGACCAGTCAGTGGCAGGTCTGGAGGTTGTAAGATCTATCTCAGAGTTGTATCGTATTCATGGAATCAGAACTCAGGTTCTTTCTGCATCAATCAGAAACGTTCAAAGAGCAATTAGGTCATGGTATAATGGTGCTAGCATTTGTACTATGCCACCTAAAGTATTTGATCAAATGTATGACCACATTCTCACTGATAAGGGAATGGAAATCTTTGATAATGATTGGCAAAAAGTTGGATCATCAATTTGAAGATAAATTTTTTTATAAATTAGAGAAGAACAATTAGTATTATGAGTTTTATTGTATATTCAAAAGATGGGTGTCCCTACTGCACAAAAGTTATCAATGTGCTTAAACTTGCAGAACTGAAACATGTAGTTTATAAACTAGGAAGAGACTTTTCAAAGACTGATTTTTATGAAGAATTTGGAGAGGGTTCAACCTTCCCTAGAGTTAGATTAGATGATGAGGTCATTGGAGGTTGTTCTGAAACTGTCAAATTTCTTAAGGAGAATAAATTAGTGTAATGGAAAATTGCTGGGATCTGTATGATATTATTGAACACACTATAGATCATGCTTTCAAAGGTAGATTCATGCTTAACATGTATGATTTTCTTAAGAGTATAAAAGCAACTAAAAGGGATGTGCAGGAATTTATTGACAGTTCTACAGCTCTTGAAATTAATGGTTTAATTCTAGATCTTGAAGATTATATGGAGGGTGGAAATGATTCTCAACATAAACAGTTGAGAGAAGCTTATGGGCATCTTGGTAAACCAGAAGCACGTAAGATAAGAAATTATTTGTATGAGTTATTACAGGATGCATGGAAGTATGAGCAAGAAAAAAAACCAGGAAGAAAACGAAGAAGACCTTCTAAATAAAAATACAAGTGACCCACCACACATCAATAGAGGTGTGGAGTTACTCTTAAGAAAAAGGAGGAAGAAGGCAGTTCCAAGAACCTTTCAAGTAAGATTTGGAAATATGTTCTCTTTCCTTAACAGGGATGTAGAGTTTTATTTCAACTTCTATTTGGACTTTAGAAAAAATCCAAGGAGAGAGTAAAATGTTAGCAGTCACTCTAACTTTATCATCAATTATTTCAATACTTTTTTTATGTGTTGGAGGTGTGATAGGTTATCTTCTTAAAGAGTATGTCTATGAGAGAAATTCAACCTACATCCCAACTCATCCAGAAATGTTTGATGAGAATGGACAAATTTTACCAGATGAAATTCTTGCAGTAAGATTTGAAAATACCCTTGAAGATTTCTCTGAAGGGGAAGAATAAATAACAACACTGATTTGATACTATTATGGCTACATCTACAAAAACATCTACAAAACTTCCACCAAATCCATTCATGCATGAGATCTTAGATCTTGTAAGTAAGCAGAGGACAGTTGCAAAGAAAACAGAAGTTCTAAAGCAATATGAATGTGATGCATTGAAGTCAGTTTTGATTTGGAATTTTGATGAATCTGCAATTAGTGTGATGCCTGAAGGTAATGTTCCATTCAATAAGAATGAAGCTCCTTTGGGTACTGATCACACTTCACTTAGAAAGGAATGGAAAAACCTTTATCATTTTGTAAGAGGTGGTAATGATTCTCTTTCTTCTTTACGTAGAGAATCAATGTTCATTCAATTACTTGAAGGTCTTCATCCAGATGAGGCAAATATTGTTTGTCTAGTAAAAGATGGAAATCTTGAAACCAAATATAAAATTAAAAAGGATGTAGTTGTTAAAGCATATCCTGATATTAAGTGGGGAGATAGATTATGATTGAGGTTAAAGTTATTCATGAAGACTGTGATCCATCTCAATCTAATGATAAATCTCTACCAACTAGCGCTTTTTTGGTAGAGTATATACAAGGGGAAACATCACATTATGATATTGTTGTTTCTGGAAAAAAAGTAGATATTTTTGATCAATACTATGACAAGTATAAAAAAGATCTGATTAATATCACACAAGCAGAAGGCAGAATGAACCCTAAGTTATGGAATGGTAACAAGAAATGAATAGTGATGATGAATTAGAGAGGCAAATTAATTCTCTCATTAGAGATGAAATTCAAGAAGTCATTAATGATTATGTTGATGATAAAGAAGAGACAAATAAGGCAGGGCTTGGTTTTTTTGAATCTGAAGAAGAATTGAAAGTTAAAATCTCTAAAGGTGAGGTTGAAAAACTTATTAAACAGTATAAAAAATTAAAGAAAAAAGAAAAATCAAATATCAATCAAATTCAAAGACTCAGTTTGCTTGATAAAAATGGTAATCCATTAAAATAAATACACATAAAGATAAGTTTATATGCTTTCTACTAAGTATCGTCTCAGACTTGAGTTTATCTGTGCTCGTATAGTAAACAATGAAGAAGTGAATTTAGATGACATGATTTGGGCAGATAAATTAGCAAAGTCTAATAGATCTGCTGGTGAGATGTTAAGAAAGGCAAGAAGAATTGCTGCTAACCCTGATATTGAAAAGGGTGGACTTGATGATTTTATGATACAGATGGGACTGGGGGATCCTGACCCATCTAATCACTCAAAGGGATTCCAAAATCCAGATGAGATAGTAGAATGGTTTCATGAAGAAAAAACAGATGATTGGAGGCAGAGAGACTGATGCAAGCAGTAATTTACAGTAATGGTAGTCAGGAGTGTGAGCGTGCCAGTATGCTTCTTAAGAGTATTCATGAAGATTTTCATGAGTATGTCTTAAATGAAGACTTTACTGATAAGCAATTTCATGCAGAGTTTGGCGAAAAGGCTGAGTATCCACAAATTGCTATTGGACTTAGACATCGTGGCACTTTAAAAGAAACACTTCAATATATCAATTCAAATAAAAATTTAAGGAGTATCTGATGACTAATCCTAATGCTCTTTATGAAGACATGGAAAAATTGAATGCCTTATATGAGGAACTTTGTTGGGACCATGATGATGAATTGGTCTTTACTCATGATGGTGAAGAGATTATTATCTACAACAAATCCAAAAGAAATAGTTTATAGTGATACTAAGTGTTGTCATTTAATTTACTTGACACATATATAGGATAGGACTATAATAAACCTAGGTTTGTAATAGACCTATCGTTCATCTCTTAGGAGACGCAAGTAAGTCGCGGAACGGAGCGTTCATCCCATGTTTGAATTTCTTTTATATTCATCCCTCAATTGTTCTGATGCTGATAGCATTATGCTACGGATAAAGAATAATCAAGATCTTAACAATGAGGTTAGGATTGAATTGATTGAGGTCATGAAGGAGTCATCTCCAGAATGTTATTGGGACGCACACGACTAAAGGAACGGAAGAACACGGATCACCCTTTGGGTAAAAGGTGTAAAATTAACCAACTACTTTAGGAGTAAACTAATGAATACACTTCAACTAGTTAAGAATCAAATCAAGCAGCAAGCTGCATTGCATGATGCACAAATCAATGTCACCAAATATCGTGGTGTTGATTGTAAAGCACATGAAACAAAAGGGGAAACCCATGGTACATTCTGCTACAGGGGTCGCACTTACACCAAGTGATTGCCAAACCAATTGAATAGTGTTAAAATGGGGGTGAGTACCCCCATTTTTTTATGGAAAAGGATAAACTTAAACAGATTGTATCCAAACTTAAACTTCTTGTTGATCAGTTGGAATCAGAAGTTTATTCTGACCCAAATGCATACAATACAACTAGAACTAAATATGATATTCCCATCTCAGATTATGAAGAAGTATTTAATGATGATGATGGTTACCCAGATTAATAATGTATGAAGAACTAGACACATTTGAGAGAGCACTTCAACATTTTGGCACAAGAGTTGAATGTTTTGCTGCCATGGAAATGGGTGGTAAGATAAGTGCTGAAGATGCTTACCAAGCAATCAAAACAGAACTTAAAGAACTAAAAAAAGTAAGAA